GTGTTATCGGCAGAGGTATTGCCTTCGACCGTATCGAACAGGTGCGTATTTTTGTTATACCCAAGATTTATGCCTATATGTTCTAAGTGCTGACCATTCCATGAGAATAGGAGCAGGTCATTTTTAACCGATGTTGCAACTGGCACGATGTAATTCTTAGCCTTAGCCCATTCATACCACGCTTGCACACTTGAAGAATTGAGCACGATCTCACCGGACTTGATGGCGCACCATGAAACGAAATCGGCACACCAACTTTCGGCAGGTCGGTTTAGCTCTTTGGAGTACTTGTTAGCGTTATTAGCGCCTTCGGTATATCCAACCTCTTTAAGTGCAACATCGGAAATCACTTCTTAGGCTTCTCCGCTAGATCGGAAGAGTTGGATGGGAGTGTGTCATATACGGACTTTGGCATAGAAGTAAATTCGTCATTGCCTTTGTCTATGATGGCGTGTTCTACTTCTACGCCATTTATTCCTGTGATTTTGATAAAGGTTACATTTTCCATAATTACAACTCCGCACTAAAGCCTAGATAGGCTGATGAACTATTGTTTACTAGAAAACGACCAAAACGAGCTGCGGTTGCACCTGATACTGTCGCATTAACTGAAAAACCCCAAGTGCTATCTGTGTTTGTATCAACTGTTATAGCGGATACTGCATAAAAAGTACCTGATGAATCTTGGGCAGATACATTCGCAAAATCTATTGAACTTGGTACAGTCCTCATTGTGACTGGATTTTGTATATTTCCAGAATAAGTAGTCGTGGAAGTAAAATAACCTGCCGTATTAAACAAGGCATAAGGACTTGAGGCATCGCTAGAAATTCGGTAGTAGTACCTCTGGCAAGCGGCTAACTCCCCCTGAAGTGTTCCAGTAGCAGTTTGAAATCCAGTTGCAGTAGATCCAGCCTCAAGCTGAACGCCCCAAAATTCGATAGTTTGGGCAGTATTAAGAGGTAATCCAAAATAGATTTGTAGGTAAGAGCTTGTACCAACGGTCTTACCAGTAATGCTTGGAATAGTGATATTTTGAGTGTAGCGAACCCAAGAAGTAGTTAAAGAAACGGCGCTACCACTTGTTGTTACGTTGCCAGAACCGCCAGAACCAAAGTTTTGGATAGCGCTCGGGGTTACTGATCTAGCAGCATCGGCCTTAGCCCAAAATGAAAGGGTTACAGTCTGACCTGCATACGTTCTTACGTCTTCAATGTTTTGTTGTAAACCGCTATAAGTACCGCCAGTACCTGCCACAGATTGAGCAAAACGAAGGTAGTAAGTACCTTCATATCCCGATACTGGAGCAGTTCCTGGAGTAAATGTCTGCTGAGAAACGGTAATTGTTGCACCTGTACCGTCTCGGTTAGTTGCCCATCGGTCTGAGTTATATACGATTGTTGAAGTGGCAGGTGTAAAAGATGTGCCTCGTTGCCACACGCCATAATCTCCGTTGATAATCTTATTTTTACCTGCCGCGTTATAAAGCGGAGCGGATACGGTATTTACCGTACCTGCAAGGTCATCGAGCGCCGAGGCCGTTAGAACGTCTCCTGCTACCCAGTTCGCTTTTGTTGGAAACCCCACACTCATATCTTGCTCCTTACCATCCGAGAGTTGATGTATCTAAAACGCCGTATAAAGATGAGGAAAGAATAAAGCCATCGACTATTGGCTCGGACGTTGTAAAGGAAATGTCGAAGGTATTTGGTGTGATTTTGTAATTAGACCCCATGACCTGCAAAGTCTTAGTAATGGTCGAGCCGTTGGACTGTACGTTTTTGATATTGACCGTGTTGAAATAGTCCAAAGTGAGAGCTGCGGTGATTCCAGCATCATAATTCGGGGTCGTCAGATCGAGGCTAATCTGGTCGATCCTGATAGTCGTATCCTTACGAGTAGCCACATAGACCCGAGAGACGTTAAGAGCATCCGAGTCGGAGTAGCCGACTACGTTGGTCTGTTGGACGGTATGAGGAAAGTAGCGAGCGATAGAAGTTGCATCCGAGACGTTTTGAGCCGTGCCGCCGATATTGGTCGTACTGCACTGATTGACTACTAGCTTGTCATCGTGAGCGAAGGTAACGCCTGCATAGACGATTGCCGTGCCATCGTTTGAGAAGTAGGTGATAGGAGCTGCGCCGTTGGTCTTGGTGACGTTTGAGCGGCTCTTAAACGTGGCGTAGCCGTTTGAGGCCACATAAAACGCGCCCTGCTCGGCATATTCAACGTTCTTCATGGCATTAAGCGCCGTGCGCTGCGTTCCCGGATCGGCTTGTACGAGGTTATCGCCTGTATCTATGTTGCGTAGGCTAGGTGGAAACGAGAGGTTATCTAGGATGGTGTTGATCCGCTGGCCTGTAGTTTGTCCAGCCGTGCCGCCTGTAATGGTCGATATGGCAGACATGGCAAAGAGCCTGAACGCATCTGATACCTGTAAATCTACATAACCCACGCTCATAGTTGTAGGAAATGAATACTGGTAGGCGTTGATATAACCTGCAAATAGAGGCCGTGTAGTGCCCGAGTAAGTGGTCTGTATGGTGATCTTCTTATTAGGTGTCAGATAGCCATAGTAAGGTGACGAGACGTTCTGAGGATTCCAATAGCCGTTAGGGTCATAGATTCTAACTATGCCGTTATTGGCTTGAAACTGATCCTGTTGTAGCTGATAGCCGCCGCTAATTTGGATCAAGGCTACCTGTGAGGAAACATCCACTACGTTGGATGTACCGCTATCGAGGTAGTTAAAATCTAAACGCCCTTTTGTTGCGTCGCTTAGCGTGAAGACGTTTGTGCCAGTAGGAAAGGTAGGGGAGTTGCCAAAATCTACTAAAGTCGTAACGGTAACTGGATACGAAGCCATTACCAGCCGCCAGCATAATTTCTTTGGAATGAGTTAGGAATGCCGGAAGCAGACTGATCAACTTGGGCGCTTGTAATCGCATTACTTACCGATTGACCGTTGAGCATAACGGTTACGTTTACGCCAGCGTTATAATCTCCAATAGTAGATGCTCCATTACCCGGGTTTGAATAAAGGTTTGTTGGTGCTGCCGTACTTGTTGCCGCGGCCATATTTACACCTGATGCGCTTTTATTTAGGTAGTCGCCTAATGTAGATACGCCGTTGCCAGGGTTGTAGTAAAGGCCGTTGGTGTTTGTGTTGGCCAGGTAATCAGTAAGGGTAGAAACCCCTGCTCCGGGATCATAGAATTTAGAACTGTAATCCAAAGATTGACCCATTGAAGTTAAGACAGTGATAGTGATTGTTTTGTTTTGAATATCGGCAACAGCAGCCTGAACTTTTGCAATATCAGATAAGGCTTGATCTGTAGCTTTAGGCCAATCGCTAAATGGATCTTTGGCAGTGGCAAGAGATGAAATATTGCCTCGAACGTCCATGACAAGACCATTAGACCGTAATATCTGTTCCGCAAGAGCTCTAGCTTGTTCTGTATTGCCAGTGATTTCTGCCCTTTGAGCCAATAACACGTTAGTAACTTGCTCAGTTTGACCACGTTGAAGCGCTGCTTGAATTTCTATATTTTTCATATCGGTCGTGTTGCCAGCCAATTTTAGGCCTAGAGCAGCTTGATCGAGTTTTAACTGTTTAGCCTTTTGGTCAGTAATGGCCTTTTGTGCGGCTAAAGCTTCTGCTAAACGTCTCTTTTCGGCTGCCGCGCGAGCATTGTTAGAAGCGGTGTTTTGATATTCGGTAAGGGTAGATCCCATAGCGCCTTCAAGCGCTTTTTTAGCTTGAGCAGCTTGGCTAATTGCGGCAAGGCCTAATCCAGTAACGCCACCTAATGCTAATAATTTTCCAGCGTTAAACAATTTCCCTAAAACGGAATTTGAACTAACTTTTACATCACCAATTTGATTCAAATAACCTAAAACTATTCCAAGACCTGTGGTCATATCTGAAATGTTTTGAGCAGTTGCTTTCATAGATTCTTGGAAGCCTTGAAGATCTCCGCTTGAAGTCAAATTTGAAAAAGCATCGACAAGACCTTTTCCGATAGTAATTTTGAATTCTTCAAAGGATGTTTTTAGCCGTGCAATTTTGCCTGAAAATGATTCAGCCGCAGTAGCAGCATCGCCCTTAAATACTTGCGCTAAATGAGCTTGAATAGCCGCAAAGTTACCTGTAGCGATTTCAGCCTTAGTTAGACCTGCTCCCAATTTACTGAGAGCCGTGTAACTGCCACCGTAAGCCTTAGCAAGAGCCTTAGTGACCGAAGCAAGGTCTTTACCTGTACCCGAGGAAATGTCCAGACCAAGAGCTAGGAGATCCTGCGCTTTTGTAGCATCACCAGTAGATCGAACTAGAGTGCTAAAAGAGTTACGAAGATCTGTTTTGGCAATACCGTTTAATTCTGAAAGGTTGGTAATAAACTTTTCTACCGGAATATCTGTAAAGGATAACCCGAGGTTATTAAGGGTGTTGCCAAGAATCTTGGCGCTTTTCTCATCTGCTGCAAAGGCTTCGACCGAGGCTTTACCAAATTCGATAATCTTCTCAGTAGCGAAAGTGGCTGCAACAATTTTGCCAAGCTCTTTGGCCGCATGACCAAGAGCGCCCATATCCTTTTCAGCGCTTTTAAGGTTTTGCCTGCCCTTATATTCGGTGATTATGTCTACGTTGATTTTTTGGCTCATGCTGCATCCCTAAATACTTGAGCCTCTGATCGCTTCGCAAATTGAACGATTGTGGCATTGACCGCTTTATAGACGTGAGTTAGCGCTTTACCCTGATCTTCATTCCAAGCTCTATAGAGAAGGCGGCCTCGCAGCTTGCCAGTGCCAGCCATTCGCCCACCCATCGAGTTATTAAAATGTAAGCCAGCGTTAGGGTTGCGAGAATGCGAATAGTCATGGCTTTTATTTTTGGGATCCCACGGCTGACCAGCCGCGTGTTTACGCCCTGCCGTCTCCATGATCGCACCTGCCGCCGTAATGTTTTGTAGCTGATAGAACGTTACAAAGCCGTTGCGATTGGGCTTGGTACGGCCAATATGAACCTTTATGCCGCGCTTGGCGATACCAGCATTGAACTTAGGAAAATGACCCACGGCCTTAAACGCACTCGTTTGCTCGTTGATCTTGCGACCTTTTGTTTTAAGCAGCCAATTACTCAGACCGGGCAGGCTGGATGGAATATACCCTTGCGCCTTCTTCTGTACTGGCGTAAGTGCAGCTCTAATTTCTTTGTTGAGATTTTTGGCAAGATCAGGCTCGAATTCGCGCATGGCTTTAAGAGTTTCTGCGAGGCCTTTGATTTCTACTGGCAATTTCGGCCTCTCTTGCATCTCGTTGAAATACCTCGAGGATCGCGTTGATCATCGTGGAATCCATATCTATAAATTCCCGAGGCGCGATCCCTGTCCTCACGGCTAGCGTGGCTATGAGATGAGTAAGAGAATCGCGCTCAATTAGTTTGGGCTTGAGTCATCCAACACTTCGACCTTCGCCAAAGTGTCAATAAACTTTTCTCCAAAGAGAGGTACATCTTCTTCCTTGCTTAGACATTTCCAAGCCAGCCAATAGATATCACTCTGCTTTTGATCTTCTTGAAAGGCTCTTGCGAACCCTTTTTTTGCATATTGCTCGAAGGCGTATTCAATCGACGGTGTTAGCTTGTGCTCTGTTACGTCGCCGTTCGCCCTTGTGATTACTAGCTTCGCCATTCTTTTATCCTTTGTTAGTTTTTACCATGTGCCAGTAGTGGCAACGGTGATCGCTCCTGAAACTGTGAAGGTAAGTGACTGCACTGCAACGTCTCCAACCTTTCCTGCTACTGGTGTGAGCTTGTTTACAAGTACCAATCCTGAATAAAGAGGATTTGTAGCCGAAACTGTGCCAGTTGAAGGAGAGCCGGGAGTTGTGGTCTGCAAAATCTTAAACTTCGCGTTAGTACCTACGAGAGCGTTAAGAGTTGTCATAACCTGAGCAGTTGCATCATCGTTAAGGAAATCAACCGAAATGGTTGAAGATTCAAGTCCTGCAATAAATGAATGACCTGTCGCTCCCATAGCGGTTACATCAAGCTCATCGAACTGGCGGTTAATTGTTATTGAAGTAACGTGGTCTGTAAGGTCTACGTAGGTTGTACCGTCTGTAGAGATCTTAAACCCGGCGTTATTTTGGTAGAAAATTGCCATTATTTTG